ATAGTTTGCAGGTCTACACCGTTTGAGATAGTATTGGGTCCTATAGTGTACGTATCTCCCCCATAATTCGTTGAATTTGAGATGTTTGAAACGCTCCGCAGGCCTGCTGAAAGGTTTGAATCTATAGGCACTTTAAGGTTTGAAAGAGCGTTAGAAAGTGGAATAGATAGACTACTCATTTTGCTTATCGACTCAGTTAACGGAGTGTAAAAAACAGCGTCCCAATTAGGTAGTTTTTTAAATGCGCCTTCCTTTGCAGGAGAATGAGGGAGATAGCTGGAAACCGTACTTGTTATTTTGTTTGCAACATCTTTTACGGCAGATAGTTTAGAGTTCAAACCGTCCAGGAGACCTTGTATAATCGAAACACCAGCATTATATGCATCATTTGCAACACTTTTTATTTTAGATGGTAGTTCCGCGACAGCATTAACAATATCAGACACTTTTGTTCTAACATTACTCAACATGTTTTCAAATGCAGCCACAAATTTCGTTTTTAGATCATTTGCCGCTGAAACAGCAGCATTGAATTTTGCTACTTGATTTGAGATCCAGGTTTGAGTAGCTGCAAGAATTTCATTCAACTTCGCAACAAATGCAGTTTTCAACTCTGTTAATTTAGCAATCTGTTGAGTTTTCCAGGTATTCAGATTAGTTACGTATACATTGAATTTAGCCAGTTGGTTAGATATCCAGGTTTGAGTTGATGTAAGGATTTCATTAAGTTTAGCAACAAATTGTGTTTTAAGTTCTGTTAGTCCTGCAATTTGCTGAGTCTTCCAGGTATTCAAATTAGTTAAATATAAGTTGAATTTGGCTACCTGGTTTGAAATCCAAGTCTGAGTTGATGCAATAAGTTCATTGAATTTAGCAACTGTTGCATTTTTCAACTCTGTTAATTTGGCAACTGTTGCAGTTTTTAAATTCGATATCGCGTCTCCCATTACTAATAGTAACCATCCACCCCAATCATGGACATAATAATAGATTTCCAGTAAACCGCTACTGAATATGGTATAAAGTGTATGAAGTGACGCTGAAACAATACCTGGCAATTTCCCGAGTTCCGTTGTAATTTTAGTCCAGTCATTTGAAAGTTCGGTAACAACCCCCGCAAGCACATCTCTAATTCCAAACCAATTATTTTGCCATGCTAAATATAGTCCAACAATAGCTACTGCTATCAATCCAACTGGAGATATCAATAATCCTAGCGCTTCTACTACTATTGGGATTACTGTGTATACTATTACACCAAACGCAGCGCTCAACATTGGCAAAACCGTAGCTGATATAAAGCCTATAGCGGTTGCGAGAGCCCCTCCTGATGCAAATAATGCCGCTACTGCACCTATTCCGGTAGCTATAGATCCGGCTATCATAAGCACTGGGCCTAATGCAGCAACGAAAGCGATAAAAGCGAGAATTACAAGTTGTACAGGAGCGGGAAGAGATCCAAACGCATCAGCTACAAATTTAATTGCAGGAAGTGCCTTTTCGATAACTGTAACCAAAGTTCCCATTGAAGGGACCAGCGTTTTGGATAAGAGTGGTAGAAAAGCATCCCCTATTTTTATCATGAGGACTTCAAAAGACGATTTTAGCCGGTCAAGAGATGCGCCAGAACCATCCGCCATCGTTTTATAGGCCTTATCCGTTGACCCTAACGCTTTTGTAGTACCATCGAGAGCCTGAGCATACAACTTTTGCCCCTGCCCAGACAACTGGAGAGCTCCGGTCCCTGCTTCAACTCTACCAAAATAATCTTTAAGTGATGTGGTAGTAGTCCCGTATTTTACCCCCATCATATCGAGGGCTTGAGTTACCGTACCACCACCTTTTATGAAATCTGGGAAAGACTTGCCTGATACTTTTTGGAAATTAGTAGCCATTGCAGACGTAGGATTTTTCAGTTCTTCTTCGGCCGCAGCTAGTAGTTTCATGTCCGGGACCGTTTTTCCTACGCCTTTATTCAATATGTCTATGGCTCCCCCAACGGTTCCACCGGCTTTTATAAAATCGGGGAACGATTTTCCAGACATCTCCTTAAATGCCATAGAAGCCTTTGTGGTAGGGTCCGACAGCTCGTCCATTATTGCTCTCAACTGGGTCGTTGCTTGAGCTGTGGGAGTCCCCTGTATAGTCATAGTCGCCAACGAAGCATTGACGTCCGCAAAGGAAACCCCCATCGAGGCAGCTACAGGTACAACATTAGACAAAGAACCAGCAAGCTCTTCTACCGTAGATTTTCCAAATTTCGTACCCTGGAAAAGAATGTCTGAAGCCTGAGCCGTGGACAGATTGGCAGAACCATAGCTATTAACGGCGTTTGTGAGGACATCAGTAGCAGTAACTACGTCGGTACTTCCACCAATTGCGAGTTTTTCAGCGTCCTGCATGAACGTGAAAATATTGTCCTGAGGGACTCCTGAAGAAAGCGCCTGGTACATGGCGTTAGTCATGTCAGAAGTAGAAGATCCAAAATCTTTAGAAAGAGTAAGAGCCTGATTCGATATGTTTTGAAATCCAGATTGGGTAATTCCGGGGAGCATTGTGGCAACCCGTCGCATCCCGGTATCGAATTCAGTCGCTTTTGACATTGTTGTGCCTATACCAGCACCAACAGCTACTAAAGGAACTGTGATTCCGGATGCCATGGCCGAGCCTGTAGAGCTCATAGTTTGTCCTATAGAGGACATTTTTGAGCCAAATGTCCCGACTTCGCTAGCGGCGTTTGTAAACACTCCGCTTAACTTGGACATATCCCCTATAATCGAAACTACGAGTTCACCGATTGGCATCTAAACCCCTTTTATTTAGGGACCACAATCTTTCCAGAATTCTGGTCCATGTACGCATCAGGATAGTACCGCTGGACTTCTTCAAGGCTCAAAGGTTCATTTTTCACGTCCTGAGAAGAGCCCCCATCATCTCCATTTAGGAGCATCCCAAGGATCCCCCAGTTAACTCTTGACTCGGTTTGTTTTGCATCCCAGCCTTTCTGATAATATTTTATCCACTGAGGCAGAGACAGCTCATCGAGGCAGTAATCCTTCGTCCAGCCATACATTAGACCGAGCTGGGAAATTATATCCCAGACATCTAGTTTTTTCCAGTTTCACCACTACCACCAGTTCCCCCGGTATCCGAACCAGATAAACCAGCAAAAACATAATCAATAAACTGCATGAATACAACGAAATCTACATTGTCGAGAAGCCAATCCTTTGTGATTAGTTTAGATGATCGCTTACATACTGCCTCAACGACGTCCAAAATATCTTTTATCATTTCCGGATCCAAATCAGCTGAATTACCCGATTTCAATTTTTCAAATGTCTCAGTAGGGTATTTTTGTGAAAAGTTTGCAAACATCAAAGCAGCTCTAGCGGGGATGATAGAAACGTCTATTTTTTCACCACCGATTTTTGCCAGACGTTTTGGAGGTGACAGAACATCAAAATCTTTCAAAAAGTCTTCAGATATGTTTAGACCCCCTGTTCATCTGTAATTTTATAGAGTTGGTCTCCAGCAGTCCTGGAAATGTCGTAAATTCCTTCCATTTCGATCTTCGGCATAAGGGCTTTTCCTTCATCATCGGCAGGATACGATATATCAAGCCCGCCCGTAACCCTTGCGTTGTAGATATCGATTTGGAACTTTTTCCCAGCTGAATTAACATTGGTTATCCGGACATACCTTCCGTTTAATACATTGAGGCCACCCGTACTCATCGTTTTATTTGCGCTTGGTGTGTACGTGTAGCTTACCTTTACCGTTTCTCCGTCAGCTATTACGCTGGAAGCTGCGACCCTACCTATAACAGGCCACCCAGCAGAGTCCACACCGATAACGAAATCAGTATTTCTGACCGTCGAGGTGTTAACAGAGTCTTTTACAGTTATGGTGGTAGGCTCGCTACCGTCTCCGCTCCGATTTGCCAGGCGCGCAAGCTTGGTGCCTGTTAATGTTACAAGTTCATCCGTGACTGTTACCGGTGTCGATGCCTGGCTTCCGGTCGAGTCTAACCCCCCTCTAAGCAGGGCAAGCTTTGTAACGTCGAGTTCCCACATTTCAAATGACAGTTTGACGATGTGCTCATTAACTCCCCTGATGAGTTTTATGGAGTTGTCGGGTTTCAGTTCAATCGGTTTGAAATCTTCTTTGAAATTGATGTTTGTCATAAGTCCCAAATTTTGAAGATCTGGAATACCTGTACCGAGTTCGATTTTTCCAGAGCCTAGATGCACCGCAGCTAGATTCTGTGGGGTAGTTTGGTATGGTGGCATGTATTCTCACCTCATGTTGTTCGATAGATTACCTTGAAATCATAAGGGATATGGAAAATCCCGGAATCGTCCGGAGATAAATCATAAGGGGAAATTGGAAATATTCCCTCAATATCGATACCTAAAACAGTACCAGAATATCCATTCAGAGCCGTTTCAACAACGTTTTTTAAATTTTTGCAAACTGTGAAATCCTCGGCCCAACAGTCTATTTGAAGCCTGGCATGTCGAATAACACGCTGAAACGTATCTGAAGGAAAAGAATAAGATAAAGCAGGAAAAGTGCATTGTAAAGGAAGCTGAAGAGGGTAAATTCGGGTCCCTACTATACTTGAAACCTCTGAGTTTGCAAGGAGAATAGACCGGATAGCCTCATCTAAAAGAGCCATCATCTATACCTCGAAAGCGCAGAAGCTATCTTATTTTCGATAGCAGCTTTTATTGCTTCCTCGTTCGTGTCAAAAGCTGGCCTTAGATATGCATGAGAACCTGGATATTTACCACCGACGCGAAATTCTTCTTTAGCTGCATAAGGAACGTTGGATCCTATTTGGACTTCTGTTTTACTACCAGAATTATTTTGATGCAGTATATCAATAGAATCTTTAAGATTTCCAGTTACTACATGGACTCTTTTTTTAGCATCTGCTTTTACAATGTTTCCCCCATCCTTTACAGCATCCGAAACTATCAAAGGGATTTCAACCGCAAGTTGACCAAATACAGCTTGAAGCTCTTTCACTCCTGTTACTTCGATTTTTATACCGTCAGCCACGTTTCTCAACCGCCTTCAGGAAAGCTTCTTTGTGGTCAACGATGCCAGAAAAAGGAATTTCAGGAGCGTCTACCTTTTGAACTTCATATGTTCCTTTCCAGTTTGGTTCTTCGGTTGAAACTAAATCCCCCTCCTCTACTACTGCTTCAGCCGGAAGAAAAACCAAAAAGGTGGAGGTTATCAATTTCCCTGCTTCCGCAATAGAAATAAAATTCCCGGCTGTCGAAATGTTTGAAAATAAACATTTGTAAGGAGTATGGAATAAATTGGGGATAGGTGAACCTGCTGCGTTTTGAGTAGTCCCTGTATCGCGGAGGACCTGGCAGGAGTGTACCATGGAAAAATCAATTGAACCCATGATGACCCCCTCGGTGATTTGAAAATCCTACGCTAAAAGATGGACTTGAAAACGTGGTGCTCCTCACACCTCGATACTTTTCTATGTAAACGTCTGCCTTTTTTTCAAGTCTTTCGATATCTATGTCTGCTGTATTCTGTCGCTGACTATTCCCGGTTTTCACAGAAGCTGCAAGTTCTCCAGTCGTTTTCATTTTAGCAAGAACAGCGGCTCTTATTGCATATTTTCCTGCTAAAATAACATAAGGGTTTGACTCATCCGTAGTTTCGCAAAGAGCAAGGATATCCTCACTTGTTTCAGTTATAATGTCCAGGATATCCGAATCTGTAAGGGTTTTGTAAAATATCTTTGATTTGATATAATCGACAGAACATAGAGCCATGAAGGAAAAGAGCCGAGAAAAGAATATAAAAGAAAATTGAAAAATTAGAGTTGAAACGAATGTAACGGAGCTTATATATATTTATTAGTTTGTTACCGTCTCCAACGCTTTTTAAAACTTACACCCTTCCTCACAAGAGCAGAAGAATGATTTTTGAGATTTCCTTTTTCAAAAAACTTGGACTCCGACAGCTTTATCTGATGAGCTTCTTGGCACGCTTTGCAACAATATATCATCGAAACTTTGCCATATTTTAGGAAATTATCAGTCAGTAGTTCACGTTTTTGATCTATTGACATCGTGATAAGATTTGAGCAATCGGGATTTGAACAACTTACGTTAGTTTTGATTGGAGGGCGGTCGATAGTCATCGATAACACCATTTATATAAGCTTCCGGGGCGGAGCAATATGGGACGAATGACGTCACACAGATGCCATTAACCTCTTCTGAATTGATCTCTGAGGCTAAGATATCGGTGGCTTCAATCAGGATCGATGACTTATGAATAGTGCAACGATGTCTTTCAGGACAGCGGTTAGTGCAGATCTCTCCAAATTCATTATCTGGGTTGGCGAAACACAACATAGTTAAATAATATTATATGAGTCGTATAAAAGTTTTTGGTGATTGTTTATACACCACTATTTAAAGCGTCAATAATAGGGATCAGTGGGGCTTTTATATCTATTATATCCGCTCGAGTCTGTGCTCTAGAAAGAGCATTTGGTTGAGTTGTTAAAATTAGTGCTTCTAGAGCTTCCTGATCTGGATTAATGTTCGTGGGAATTGGGACCATTTCTACAAATTCTGGGTATTCCGGAATTGGTTGCCCATCCGATCCAAGGTCAGAAGTTTTAATTGCTGTTCCTGATTCATCTATAAGAGGATTTCCTTGATCTTCCCAGACTACTTGAAGCGTTAAGCCATCATCCGGTATTGAAATTTTTTTTCTGATTAGGTTTACTGTTGTCATGATATTACCTCAAAATAAATATTCATAAGTATCAAACGGTGCTTATCTTGGAACCGACTTAAGGGTTTTTGTGCCAGGCGTAAGCTGCCACAGTGCCCGTTTTGCGTATTTTTCAATAAGGCTTATTGGAACAATTAGGACATAATCGGCATAAACCTCGTAACTGCCATATCCAAAAACCGAAACAGACGCTTTTTGACCCGTGTTTACTACAAAATCTACCGAGTAATAAGCATAAGAAGAGGTCAAATTCGGAATTAATTTAGCGTCTCCTCCGGTTGGTTTTTGTAAATAAGTACTCGTTGAATAATCAACCACATTGACCGCCCCCCCGGTAAATGTAGCGTTCCCCCGAATCCTTACGAAAACTCGATATGTCCCAGGTGGAACCGAATTGGAAGTCCCATTAAATTTAACCCAATCACTAGCTGAAATTATTCTTAAAGCGTTTCCAGTTGACGCCGCCGCGTCTACTATTGACGTCACACCCGCGGTTTTTTCCAAGCTGGTAACATCTTTAAAAAGTTTAGTGCAATCAAAAGGAAGTATACCAGTTACAATTTTATTTTTTAAGCCGTCCGTCTTTCCAAACCCATAAGCCATATGAATCCATGATATTCCTTTAGAAACAACCGCGAAAGGAATTACACCCGCGCCGATTCTTGAAATTGAACAGGTCCATAATGTTGAGCGGTTATTTATACCGTCGCTTAAATCGGCATCGTTTAAATCGCCATTTGAGCTATACATTAAATAACCAAATGCGCCCTCTGCAAAATACCGATCGCCGGTGTCAATTTCAGTATAACTTTTTCCTCTTTGTAACGTTTCTGCGATAGTAAACGACCCGCCGGTGGAGGTTTCTATTATAGACAGTATTATCAAATCGGGTGAAACGGTTTGTACAGAAATTGAACTGGTTGTGACCCCCGTCCCCCCTACCCCAATATGTTTAAGTGGTTTAGCAACCCAAGTGGAATTTTGATATAAGTATAATGTTGAATTCATCCCACTGGCTAATATTTTATGCCGTATAATCCCGTTTTCGAGTACACAATCGCCGGTAAAAACCCAATCCGTAGAAAATACCCGGATCCAGGTCGATTCTGTAGTATTGCCGGTTGTAACCGTATCCCAGACTTTACAGTCTCCCCCGTTCGTGAACGCTGTATCTCTGACCCTAACCGCTGTTTTCCCCCGGACGTCCATAACTGATACGTTGCCTGTTGCAGTTGCTACGGTTTCAGCTACAGGAAGCACAGCGTTAGAAGTGTTAGAAACCGAGTCACCCTCTGAAATAGCATATGGGACAATATCAAGCGAATCGGCGGTAATACCAAAATCATTAGTTACTATGCTTGAGGCCGAAATGTCGATATCCGTAAACCAATCTTCACAAAAATCGTACGATTGCAAAAACTTATACAGTGATCCTATCCTTTTATAGTCCAGGCAATCAGGTATTAGATCAGCGTCGGCGTCCGCTAGAAGATCATTATGTATTATTTTCCCGTGGTAAAGAATGCCATTACCAGGGGATAGTTCGAGTTCAGTAATTGTGCCTGTTTCATCTCTAGTGAATGAAAGATTTTTAGGTTTGTAATTCCCTAGATAAAAGTCTAGCAAGTTTGTAGCAGGATCATAAACCACTATCCAGGGCTTTATCATGTTTTGAAGGCCATATGAGGCGTTATTAGAATTCTCAAACTCGTAAGTCGTTACCCCATTATTATTATAATAAATAATAAATTTAAGTCTTATTTTATTAAAATTGGTTCTCCCTGAATCCGATGGAGGAAGATTGATTTTTAGTCCTATTCGCCTAGAGCATCCTTTATTCCCTGAATAAGTAAGTGTTCCAGTCGATCCGGTCACCATTTCTCCCGATACAGATTTAGGAAAAATAGCGCGCCCGTTTCCGGAACCATAAACATCATCTAATTTCGTGCTTTCGGCGGTTGTCCAGTTTGAGGCGGTAATTGACACTGCTGAATAACCGGAATCGAGTTTATACGTTCCGCATAACTGATATGCTGTGCCATTATAACTATAAATTTGTGCGCTTGAATCTGCCAAAAAGTCATTAATCTGTAGCTCAACATATGCGGATTTTGCTACATCTACAAAAATATTATCAATGTTGAGAGTGTCGTTTACGGCCGGCGAAATAAACGTAATATTAAATTGCGTCACGCGGGCATAATTAAACGTTCCTCCGCCGGATGATGTAGGTTTCAGCAGGGGCAATACTACTTTTTGCCAATTCCCTGTAAAAACCGGGAGGGTAAATTGAATATGCGGCCCGTCGCTATATAGGTCAATTCGTGCAGATTTCCCCGAAGTGCCTTTTAGATCTAGGCATAAAAAATGTTTATCTGCCCAATTCCAGGGAGACCCTTTCCCGACCACACCCCATGCCGATGTTGAATCCGTAACGGTAAACAGTACCGATTTTGAACCCTGTGTATAATTCGTCGAATCGAGCGAATAAGTAACTCTTGTCCCACCGATACCGGTCAGATCTTCACAATACGTTATTTCGGACGGACTATTTGACAGATTTGTGTTTTTTATTATGAACTCTTCAGTTATTGAATGGCTTGTAATGTCAACGGTTAAAGAACCCACTTCTTTTAATTTTCCTGCTGTTAAAACTTTGCTAGTGTTGTTACCGTTCACATCGGTTAAATATATTCCATCCCCTGTATTAATCGAGACTGTGCCGACCCCATAATCAGGAGGGTATGAACCTTTTAGGCCACCGAACGGGCTTTCTGCTATGGTTAATCTGTTTGGATTCAAGGTTTTTTCGTTGAATAATGGTAAGAGATCGTTACCAGTAGGAATAGCGAGGATCTTTCCTTTTGTTTTTATGGTCGCCTTACCATTTACTACCTTAACCCTCTTCATTTCTTATCTCCATGTGATAATAAAAGAGGCTGTTAAGTTTGAGGCATTTGCACCGTCCTGATTGATAGCCTGTATAGCAATGTAAGGCAGGCCAACTTCAACAATTATAGGTGCAGGAGTTGCAGAAGAAATTGTGCCTGTTTGAATAGCTGAACTTGCTAAAGAATCTGATTTTTCAAATGAGAGTACGTTAAAAGTTACACTGGAAGCTCCAGATTCAGAGGCTATAAGCCAAATGGTTCCTGCGCCCTTGACGAATAGTTTTGTAGCCTGGGTAGCAGTTCCCCCAGCTACTACGGCCTGAGAAGAAAATACTACCTGTCTTGACGTGAGAAACCCATATTCAAGCTCTACTTGTAGCTTGTCTGTAGAAAGTTGATTTTTATTATCGTGCGTGTACGTGATAGTGCATACACTGTTAGCATTTGAAACTAAAATACCGGGGCTATATGGGTTTTTTTGGTCGTATAAGACTATATTTCCTGCTGTTACGTCCCTGATGAAAGAGATCTCTCTATCTATTACTTGATCGAAGGGAGGAGCAAGAATTATTTGATTTGTAGAAGGAGAAAAAGTAATCAGTTCATCAGGGACTAACATCCTCATTTAGATTTACCTCCACTCTGCGCAGCCTGTCCAGCAACAGCTTTATTCAGCCTATCTATATCTGCTTCTTTTTTGTTTAGGATGTTCTGCAAATTCAAAATCTGCTTATCTTTTTCGCCGAGCTGTTTTTTCAGGTCCTTAATTTCATCTGCCTGCTTCTGTATAGTTTCTTCAGCGACTCCTGAAATAAGAGGAGCATTCGCAGGCACAACCCATCCATTTTCTAAAAGATCGGCTGCTTCAGTATCCGAAACCTCAAAAATGCCTGTACTGGGAGAAACCTTTCTCCCATCACGTAACCTTAGATTTACTTTACTACGAAATTTAGACATAGAAGACCTCATCATATCGAGCTGAGTACTCCGATGGATTCGGGATATTCAATCCATGGCACTGCACATTCGAATCCTGTAACATAAACAGGAGAGAATTCTTCAGTAAGTATAGGGTTATATCCTGTAATCACTCTTGGATCATATCCTATTACGAGGCTCGTGTACATTCCAGATGGATCACACGGACTGATAATGGCTTTATCTGTTTTTGCAAAAGGAGATCCATAAATCCTACCGGGAGCTGCGCCGTCAATAGGATTAAGGTTCTTGATCACTTTTTCAATTTCCCATATCCCGGTCCCGGACCCAACGATCCAGGAGTTTTTCAGAGTAGTGAGTTTACTTTCTGGAATTAACATGTTGAAATTGCATCCAACTACGCTGGCTTCTCGTAGCATTCCAACGATTTCAGCCGTTCCCTGAGAAGCTTTTCCAGGAGTGCTAAAGTCATAGGCTGTATTGTCAATTGTCGTAGCTGAAGCATACAGCCCTTTGAAAGTTTGTCCTTCTGCAGTATAGGAGTCGATCAGAAGGCCCTGATCTTTTGTAGCGATCGTTCTCGACATCTCTTTGATGCCTGAAGTTGGAAGATCCTTTCCTTCTGAATTGAAAGTCCTGAGCTGATCCTGCGTGATCTTGAAACCGTTTACAATGTACGGAGCTCGTAGAGTGTCGTTGGTTAGCCCTATGAGATCTCTTTTGAGGGTTTCATCTGGTAAGGTCAACTGAACAGTTGCATCTTTCATCTGTGAGATGCGGTCAAACTCCATCTCCACCTTGCCCTCTGGAAGCCTTATTACATTTCCAAAGAGATTTCTTGCAATCATTTGAGGAGCTAAGAACGGAAGCATTTTGTTAGTGTACCATCTTCCAGCCCTTTGATATGGTGTCATTGTCATTTAGAAGCCTCCTTAAATCATACTCACTACCGTAATGTTAGCAGCTCCTGCAGTAGCATCAACTTTGTATTTTGTTTTTCCAACCTCTTCGATACCAGGGCTTTCAACGACCAAGTAGAAAAATCCTGAAACGTTGTGATCTGAAGTGAGGTATACAATAGACTTTGCAGTTCCATCCGTTTTGTAAGGCGTTGGCATACTAAGATAGAGAGCTGTTGTATCTGCGCTTTTGATATCCGATTCTACGAGAAGAACGCCTAATGTATTGTTTGCAGCTGTTGCATCAACGTTCCCCGGAAATACAAGACCCGTTGACGCAAGACTTGCCCCGTCTATGAACCCGTCAGTGTCTCCTCCGGTTTCAGTACTTAAGATACCTGCATCAAGTGTAGCACCGCTTGCAGCGGTAGCTACGTTTACTGCCCAACCCCTTACCAGAATTCCTGCAGGTAGATCTATGCCAGTATCTTTTTCTGAAGTATTTTTTGAGAATGGAATTTTAACCCCGTAACCTCCCCCTATCTTAATTGCAGGAGCTACCTGCCCGGCTACTCCCCAGGGGATAAGCAAGTCGCCCTGTTCAGCAATGAAGCCAGGAGCAAGTCCAAGAGGTGAGAATACAGGATTTCCAGGCGCGTTACATACAGGAACCGAAGCTCCGACAGCATATGCCGTTGAAATGTTAGCTGGCTGTGACACCGCGTCAGCCATTTCGAAACCTGACCATCCTATTACCGAATGTAGGCAGTCAGCTGGTTTTGCATCTGCATCCGTTGTTCCCTTAATCACTAACCTACCTGAATATATAGCGGCCTCTACGTTCCGGCCTACTTTGTCAGTTATTCTTGAAGGAAAAATCACATTCTTCTGTTCAGAATATCCAGTTTCAACCATTATTTCACCTCAGCGTTAAGTTTGCCGGACCAAGGATCTGGGGTGAATTGTATTGACACACTTGATTTTTCGTCTGGAGGTTCAGAGCCTTTTGAACTGCCTACTTGTGTTGCTGAATTTGAAACCATGATTGCAGTTATACTCTTGATCTGCTCAACTGTAGGATTGGTTGATAGGTAGTTTGTTGCAGCCTCTTCGCTCATTATTGCTTTGAGCTTTGTTACTGCTGCTTCCATCTCGGCTTTTGTTTTGAGGTCAGATTCCCAAGATTTCCGGGCTGACTCGATGGCAATTTCAGTCCTCTTAGCTTCTCCTGATTCGAGATCTGTGTATTTAGTCTTCCAGGAATCAAGTTCACCACTTAGCTTTTTATTATCTGATTCTAAAGCCGAAACGCGGCTTTCGAGCTGTACGTTACGAGAGACGGCACTTTCATACGCCTCTGTGCTTATGGCGGGTGTACCGCCCCCTTGTTTGTCTACCATAAAATCCTCTGATTCGATTTTAGAAGGATATTTAAACGAAAGAATAGCAGCAAGTTCAGGTCTTACGCCTACACCCATGTCCTGAGTTGCTGCAGGCTGATGAGGCCACATAACAATAGTAACGCCTGTTCCATATCCCGCGATTACGTCAGAAGAATTTTTTTTGAATCTAAGCGGGATACATTCCTGGCTGAGGCCTTGATAAAATTCAGATTTTATGAACGCCTTTGCTTTGTCCGGAAGATTAGCAAAAGAAGCAATTACGAGCTTTTTTTCAGCGTCAAATTCTAAATCGTAGAGGGAAGCACCGCCTAAAAGGTCGTTAGTGTCTTCATGGTTTGTAGAAATAAGGCCTCCTTCCCAGGTCCTATAATCCTTTGCTAAAAATTCTTCCGTGAGTGTAGCTTCTTCTCCCCAAAAATTGTATGCATGTTGACCAGAAACAGCGATAGCCATACGTAGATCGCCGTTCGCCAGTTCAAGAGGAGTAAAAGAACTCAAAGGCTCGGTGATAAAATGAATAGGAGGATCACCAGAAAAAGTCGAATTTGGCATGAGTGAGAAATCATTCAAAAATAGATATAAAGGAAAATCAAAATTTACAGTCAATTTAATTTATAAAAGAAAACTAAAGTTGAATAAATATTATTTATCTATTTAGTTAGATAATAATTTGGAGATATTATTTTTTCAGCATCGGATTTCACTGATATAATGTTAATCGACTAACACTATTTTACCCAACATGCTTAATAATATATTGAAATAATAATTTTTATGCGCCTATTGATATAAGGGCATGAGCGTTACCTGTATATCAAGCAATTGTGACAATATTTCGAAAAGTAACTCTATTTTTACACATGAAAATCCTACCATCAAGCTCTTGATGAGTTCTATTTTAGTTGCATTTTCTGGAGTATCCAGGGTTTATGTAGCATCTCTTTTGCTTCAAACAAGCCCCGGTCTATTAACCTGCCTCGCTGGAGGACTCATAATCTACAGTGTTTATACACTCGATAGGGCCCTAGATTCCAAAGAAGATAGTATAAACCGAAAAGAGTTAGATGGATCACGAAAAGACATAGGCTTAGTGACTTCCTTGCTTACATTTCTTATCGGGTCTTATATTTTTACACAAAATGGGATCCTGGCACTTGCATTCTTTCCTATTATAACAGGTTTCCTTTACAGTAAGGGTATAAAAATAGGTAGATTTGCTTTAAAACTCAAAGGTGGGCTTGGGGTTAAAAACGTTGTTGTAGGGATTACCTGGGGACTTTGTACCGTAGGAGCTGCCTGCAGTAACTATGGAAAAATAGTACCTATAATTCTAGTGTTTACTTTGTATGGAGTGAAAACTTTTATAAATTCCATACTTGACGATTTCAAAGATATTGAAGGAGATATACAAGCAGGCATAAAAACGCTTCCTATATACATCGGAGAAATTAAAACTCGTAGTTTTCTTCTGAAACTTCACATATTTTCTCATTTGATATTGATTATTGCTCTGCTTATAGGATTAATCGATTTCGAGCCTTTAATTATTATTTGCAGTTTCGTTTGTGGACTGATATGCATTCAAAGTTATGCAAAAAAGGGCAATGGTTCTGTATGGAAAAGTGTTTTTAAAGATGGAGAAGCAGGAATTACCATCATATTGACAGGGATTGCGAATACGTTTCTGATATGACTGCCTCATCCACAGGCAGTATATTTTTTACCTCAATGGCGCTCTCATTATAGTGTTTAAAAAGGTCTTTCATCCAACGAATAGCAGCTTTGCTAGAGCCCATCAGATCCTCTTTAGGATCATACGTTCCATTCTTGAAATTAAGCGAAAGAGAAATTCCCTTATCGGTTGCTATAAAAGCGGCCTTTATCGAATTCGTCACAAATATCTTTGCGTTCTCACAATCAAGACCATCTTTTAATTCAGAAAAGTATTCATCTTTAATTTTTTCGTATACATCTTCTGTTATTATTAAGGATATTTTGGTTCCTGCTTGAGCTAATTTTAAGAACGTTTTAATCCACCGTGGATTAAATACACATGTGGCACCTTCTACGAATTTAGACTCCAACAAGATTTCTGAGAACCCTTTGTGAGACTCGAAAAGGTTACAATTGTTTGTTTTAATAACTCTACATTCACTAAGTTCGTTAACTCTGTAAAATAGTTCTTTTGGAATTGCGGAGAGGTCATGGGTGCTCCAAAAATCTTGATTCGATTCTATAGCCGTAAGAGCATCCAAGAAAGGTTTATAGTGAACAGCTGCAACTTCTCCAAAAATTGTTAATTTATACATTCCATCGTCCCTGAGAATCAGGTTTGCAGCTTCCATTTCTCTAAGACGGGGTAGGATATTAGCAGACTTCACATCAAAATGCTCTTTGATATCAGTAAGCGTTCTTGGTTTTTCCTGGAGGAAAAATAAAATACCTTTTCTTTGTTCCGAAAATGTAAGTATGCTTAACATATCATCAGCTGTTTTCATTTACACCATTTCCTTTTTAGCCTTTGCATTTTCTCAGTTTGTGGTTCTTCTCCTTCTTTTTTCTTCCTCTTTTCACATTCATCTAATTTATTTTTCAATGTTTCATAATCTGCTTTTATAAGTCTGTACATTTCACTTTCAGCTCTCATCAACCTAATTAAAGAATCATGGGATGTGTGCCCTTCTTTATCTCTTTGATCATCTAGTTCATTTTTCAGTTCATCGCTTATAGAAATCGGCTTTGACATAGATAGTAAGACGTCTTTATTTTATTTATACTTTATTGTCACCTCATTTACAATATATTATCACTATATTAACACTATATTGGTACTATAGTTTATATATGATGAAGATATTACTTAATATGGCGATAAAATGACTGAAGAAGAACGTCAGATAGAAGAAAAGATGAATCAAAAAATAGCTGACTCGATTCCCTGTAAGTTTCCGGATGTGAAAAGAGTTTGGAGGGAATTTATATGAAACTGACTTGTCTATTAGGAAACTTATTACTAGGAGTCTTTTTTACAGGGATGATAATTTTGGTTGATAAAGGAATTTAAATGGATAAAAGAATAAGAAAAAAGCTACTGTTTTGAATTCAACTGAGTATATAAAGAGTCCATTTTTGTAGTATCGGGCTGTTGTCCATCCGATTTACTGATAATCACCTGATTGCAGGCTTCCGGGTAGCTAGAAAATAGATCTTTTTGGGAAAATGTATAGTATCCATATTTCCGTAAAAATATGGATTAGTATCCATAGTGCCTTTCTTCAATCAGGCTTCTAAAGCCTCCGTTTCTCCTGTAAGTTCCACAGATTCTCCAGAAACTAGCGTTTGTTCTTCTGACATTCCCGGATTACCGAAATTATGCAGGAAATCAGCAACTGATGAACCTCTCTGAAGGCAGTAATCCGTGCCTACTATACCAGAAATGTGAGAGTAATCCTCTGAACTACAAACGAACCGAACTTCCATACATTTTCCAAGTGCAGTAGCCTTCTTTTGAAGCAGTTGTTCAGCTGTATGAGAGCCTTTCTTTTCATACTCCATGGCTAGCAACTTTTCGTTCTTTTTGCCTCTGCAATCCTCCTCATCATTATGGTTTATCGATATTTCGTCGAATTTTTCATCCTGCATTAGAGCTCCCAGCTGGATCACGGAAGCGTAGTGATCTAAGCTCATAGTCCCTAGATGCGGAATTTGCATTCTCCCGTTTATTACTGCTCCTCGAGGCAAATATGCTACGACTCTTCCTGGTTTTGAAATACGAGCAACTTTGTGTTTTTCGTATCCCTGCTGCAATAATACGGATGAGTCGCCATCCATCCAGTCAGAAATCACCATTTTTTGCTCTGAGATTAACCACTTATATTCCCGCTTAAACGAAAATTCACTAGCGGCTGTAACTTTTTCTTCTGTGTAATTCTCACCTTTGATTATTTTTTTCTCTAGCTCTGAAGGCTCAAACCTTATTGGTACTCTCTCATCTCCAAACAGTAGAATACCTTCTCCCACTGTGCAGCCTGCCAGGATTGAGCATTCTTCTTCTGTAAGACCAAAATAATCTTTTGCGGTACTTATGCCATTTTTCAGATTATTACCGAGAATAATATTAATGAATGTATTGGTTTGGAACTCCTCCGCAACGTTGTTCTTTTTGAAATCACTCGCCTGCTGCGTAGCGACCCAAAGGTAAAACTTGTGACTGCTACCCTGTGTTAGGGTTTTCAACAGATTTCCAGCAAGCTCTTTGTCTCTCAGGTACACGGCCCCTTCATCTACAGCAAGGTAGGTTTCACGCTCTACATCAGTCGAAAACCTTGTTGCTAAGGTTCCATTGACAATCACGCTCATGAAAGGCTTGATTGCTTCAGGAACTCCGGCCATATCTATTATTATGAAATCTTTGTTCAAGTCCAGACCCTGTGTTTGATTGTTGTATCTCCTGAAAAGGCCTGTTTCACTGAATTGATAGGACTTGTTGAAAAGTGCTTCAGCTGTTCTTGCTTTTGTCCCTAGCTTTTCGTTGTCCTTGTCGAGTTCCCATTTGAATCTCAGGTTGTTGTACGTAGGCATTTGGTTCTTGAAACTCTCAGGTTCGTCCCTGTACACTCCCGCATGCTCGTATGCCCAGTCCAATGATTCATCAAGGTAGCTTTCCATATTCGATGTGAACTCGTGCCCAAGCCAGACTCTATGCCCATGAATTAGGATATCTTTCTTTAGATCATACGCTTTCTCGTACGCATACTGAGAATTTCCCATAGTCTCTTCGTCGATCAAAATATCCAGAGGGTTGAGATATTCTGTACCATTGAGCCCGATATCGGCTATACCCCCTCGGTCACCGAAAAATCCAGCTACTGATCTATAATTAGTTGTTGCATCTCCTTTGGGGGTAGTGTAGATTACTCTTGCGTTTTTCATATACAAAAGCCGCATCAGTAATTCCATGAACGTGAAGGTCTTGCCTGATCTTGTAGCTCCACATACAACCATATTTTTGGAAGCTAGAGTGTCAAGGTCAAAAAAAACATCGCCATTTGTGAGTAGATCTTTCCCAAAATAGAGTCCGTTGTCATCTGTTTTTGAGTTGAGGTTCGTAGCTGATGCCATGACAGCTGCCGCGGTCGTCCGAACATCTACCCAAGATCTTGGGTTGGCATCTGGTCCCGGAAGTGCGGTTTGCAGCATCTCCATTTGTCTTCGAGAGGGAATGTCGATCTCAATACTTTCTCCGTGAATGAGATTGACAATCTGACTTTCTGCTTCAAAAACTTTTTCTGGCGAACCTTTCAAAACCACTATCAAACTCGCGTGGAAAGATTTTTGGTTTTTGTAGTACAGTTCAGAGTAGTTGTGGACAATATCATTTGATTTCATAATCAATTCAAGATCTTTGCTTCCGGCCTTGTCTAGTTGGTTCATCAATTGCTGCTTCTCAGCATCAAAGTTCGCCCTTTGCAGCTCTTCTTTAGTATGACCTCCAGGGAGCTGTATAATCCCTGCTGACATCATAATCTTGACACCCTGAAAGCTTATGGCCTGTATAGCTTCCATTGTCTTGCTAGAGAAGTCTCTTGGGTAGCCTTCGCTTCCGCTCTCCATCTGGACACCGCAAACAAGACAGCGAACTACAGTACGCTGATTGAAAAGAAGATTTGTATCGAAGATTTCTATCCTCGATGGTAATATCCTCTTGGCGTATGATCTCTTCCAGCTTAGATCAGTTGCTTTTTCTCCCGCCTTTTTCCATCTTCTCTTAATGTGAGACAAAACACTCATATAGAGACCTCCCCTAACATCATTTTATAAGCATTGACTATGCTCTGTTCGTCCTTCAATACAACAGGATGTAATGACGCATTAGCCATGCTTCGAAGCTGCCCAGGAATCACGGCTCCAAACTGTATCCTGGCTGCTTCAATGTTCTTCTGCTCTCCAAGGCTAATGAAAGCAAAATACCGCCAACTAATTACCTGGTCTTCATCCTGACTAATTTTCAAGTACATTTCTGAAAGGAGTTGATCGCATGCTTTTCCGCCGGAAGTCTGCTGCAACTCTAAGAGATACTTCAGCGCTGGTTTCTTTGGTTCTTGTACAGAACATGCTATACTTTCATAAAACGTGTTAACAGGCAGCCCGTTGACTACTTTTTCTTGCTTTGCTTCATGGAATTCCCGAAACTCGTCTGATATCCTGGGTGGGAAAGTTTCCATGAGTACTCCGTATTCATTATTTCTCCGTATTTCAAGTTTCAGAAGTCTCTTCAGCCAGTGCAGGAATCCACTCTCGTTCATATCAAATTCTATTATACCGTTTTCGTGAATTGCCTCAATGGGGATTATTTTCTTCAGTGTCTTAAGTTGCTCCGCGTATGCATCAATTACATGTTTTCCTCTACGATCCGCGATAAAAAATACGAATCTGTCTTTCTGAAATTCAACTAATTCATCATTCCGAAAGTACTTGACCCACAGAAACACAGTCAGGAAAAGCAATGATGCATACATCCCTCTATCAATGTTGTTTGCAGCCAGAGCAATAGATCTAAAGAAATACATGCTGAACCCGATTGCAACGAACATTATCCAAGTGTGAAGGTTCGTTATATCGAGAAATCTATCTGATTTGACTTTTGTAATTGTTACGGGAGCTTTCGGCTGCCCGTAAGGTGTTTCGTTCATACTTTTACAACTCCTTTTCCGTTCGTGAATGATATTCCTTTGTTAATTGCAAATGATACTCCCTTTTTCAATAGCGTGAAATTTCCAAACATGAAATACCAGCACGTCAAGAAAATCATCAGCGTTGTTCCGAGGTGTCCAAATGCTTTGAGGCCGCTTGGCAGGTCATCCAACGACAGCAAGCAGACCACATACACGAAAAGAGCCGCTGGTTGCAATGCCAAAATTCTAATGATTTTTTCGATCAAATCTTGAGCAAAGTCTCTGGTATGTTCTGGCACTAACAACACTAGGATTATTGGAACTGCAACCGCCGTAATGTAAATCACGTAATATCTAATCGTTAAAAATACCAGTAGGACGAGATCACACAAAGTTTGAGCGATATGAACTAACAAACCGTCCGGGTTAGATGTCATTATAGGCAAAGCTGGCATTGTAATAAAACCGTTCAGCGCTTTTATCACTTCCAGAGAACCTGCGAATATGATACTGGAGATCATTGCAAGACCACAAAGTGCAAGTCCTCCCGCAAAAGCCGCCTGTGTAAGGTTGTGCCTCTGTGAGAGTCTCGCGCGCTCAATGCTTCTGCCGACGATTGCACCGATAATGAACAGCGCGCTGAGATAGAGGCTGAGGTTGATATAGCCGCCGTAAAGATCCACGATGTTTTTATTTTCATAGGGGTTAGGAACATCCACTAAGGCGCTATATACACCATCCTTCCTAGCGTCTGTGAATTCGTTTTCTGATTCATTGGCGTTCATTCCTGAATATGCTCCATCCATCATCCCTCGGATAAACAGCTCAATTCCTTTTGATACTCCTTTGCTCAGTAGCCCCTGATTGTCAACATCTTCAGAGCCTTGTTTAGGCTTTGAATCCTCACTAGAGGAATTGTCAACTATGCTCAACGTTGAGCCTGAAAGCGATTGTTCGACTTCATCACTCAAGTTTACGGTCGTACTGTGATTTTCAGGCACAGTCAAATTCTGCGCTCCTAGTACAGTTCCCATTGTAGCTATTAGTAAAACCAAGGCTACCGCTATTATTTTCACGTTCATTAAAACATTCTCCGTAAATTTCTCGCTATTGAAATGAAGCAGACTGCTAAAATCGCACAAAAAATAAACAAGTCTGGGTTAATCCCTGCTCCCACAAGTGTCGACTCTTTAACTTCGATTTTTTCAACTTTCTGATACCCTGCACCGCCGTACACTGTGATTTTCAAGTCATCAGGTTTGTAATTTCCCGGCAAATATGTTTCATTTCCTACATGTCCCAGCTCTCCTGACCACATATCCTGGTCATAGAAGTATCGAACAGACTTTCCAGCATATTCTACCTTCACTACTTCAATGTCTTTTCCTGTGACTTCTATGAGGCTATAGGCATCAGAGTCATTACAATATGTGACCGTAGCAGAGGCTTTGAAGTCGTGGTGGATTAACGGATACTGAAAAGCATAACTGCGCCTGAGAATATCAAAGATTGAACTGAATACCTTTTCTGACGTTTCTTTTGTGGGATGATTAGTTTCATTGAAACTTCCATTCAAATCTCCTACTGGGACACCCATTGTTTTAAGTTCAGATTCTCCAATGAATTTGTTATCATGAATATAGACATTGGGCTTGCTCGTGTCGGCTTTGATAGCTTCGAGGCCATTATTAGCAAATGTATTATTTGAGATCTCTATATTAGCTGTAGTAGGCCTTCCGCTGCTTATCGCAAAACCGTGAGAGCTTGTAGCATCCCCAACCTGAATTCCATTTTCTCCGTGCATGTATTGGCCGTTTGCATGAGTCCCATTGTAGGAAAAGAAAATATTTCCAGTTACCTTACAGTTTTGGGAGTTGTCGAGCCTGGCACAATCCGAACATATTCCGGCGATCTGACAGTTTTCGAGTAATCCATTGTTTATGCAGCTCCAGAAAACGCCTTCGTGCTGACAGTTTGAAATGAAAATATTGGAAATATGGACGTTGTTAGCGTAATATATGTACACCCCATCGCTAAAAGAATCAAACAAAGTCATATCATGAATCTTAATGTTTTGCGCGTAATCGCCTGAGCCGCCATGAAGGATAATGCATTTTTGGCAGTCTTTATCGTGGCCAGGAGTGTTTGCGAGTGCAGGATTCAAGTTTGCGCAATTCCCTGTAATCTGAAATCCGCAAATCTCGACATTGCTCACAGATCCAGTGCAGCTAATTATACCAGTTGATCCGGTGAACCATTGCGAAGTACCTAAATAGACCTGAATGATAGCTCCAGAGTCACCAGACAAAATCCTATCTGATTGCATCACGATAGTATTATCAACCGTGTACACTCCAGCATTAAGGTGCACATTTCCCCGCATAAGAGCCTCGTTAATTTGATTTTGGTTAGAATGCGATCCATCAGGACTCAATGGAATTGACTCGCCTGCTTCAACTATCATAGTCGAGAAAAGAAAAAAGATAATGATAGCTGATGCAGACAGTAGTTTCATTTAATTATCAGCCTATATTTGTCCGTGTTTTCTTCGTACCGTAGCATTCCGCGTCTTTTCATGGCTTCGATGATCGATTTCATATCGTCCCTGTTAGTGTTTTTGAACTTCTTTAAAAGATCCTCCCGCTTGATAGCACAGTGATTTGCTTCAAGGCAGTCCGAAACCCCTATGATCATATCTTCTCGCGCTTTTTCGTCCATTTTTGCCACCTCGATTACATTGGAATGAAACTCTTGACGAAAGGAGCCAAGATATAGAAAATGAACAGTAGAGCGAACATTGCAAGAATTCCATCCACGATTAGTCCTTTCTGGTTTCTCTGCGTGTCAACTGCTTCGTCTAGTTTGTTGTTGCTTCGGGCCCATGAGCCCCTTAGGGAGAGAACCACAACAGCCAATATCATGATGAAAATGGCAATATGAACCGCATAATCCAGGAGGAACTTACCCAAGTCTGCAAAAACTCCTAGACCTCCTGTGATATCCTCAGATGTCGTAGGTGCGGTGAGATTTCCAACTTGTGGGATTTGCCCTGAAATATTTCCAACCACTGGGATTTGACCGGGGGAGGCTGCTGATACCAGCCCAGGCAAAAACACAAAAGCCATTAAAAGCCCTAATACTATACTCTGAACTTTCATTTTCTCTGTCTCCCGCTTTTTAAACTCTTGTTTTCTTCTGCAAAACGTTCTTTCCAATCCGCTTTTTTTTCCTCGAAATAATCATCAAAATAGTTTCCAACATCTACACCGTAGGGTTTGCACGGCTTGCTTGTAATGTTATTTTTTTGCTTTCCAAACATTTTCAATAACGCCTCTATCTTAGTTCGTTTGTTTTTTTGCATGTAAAGATAAAATAATCTTTATTGTAGATAAATTTATCTACAATAAAGATTATTTTATTACCTACTGTGACAAAATAGACGCTGTATATTAGACAATAAGGGTAATCACATGAAAGAAACTGAATCTGAAATCACTGGAAATACCAGTATGCGTGTGTATAATCAAAAACGTAAACTGGGCATGCTCTATTTTGGCACAGAGGATTATTCGAAAATAAGAAGTTATTTTGAAGGAAAAGACCTGGTATATCGATTAAAAAAGGATACTGGAGAGTTATGTATTCGAGAACAAAAATATCCTGAAGACTGACATATTCCGGATTAATGGAGCTCTCGTATCCCGATGAAAATGTGACAAGGCCAGGTAAGAGAAATGAAGGAAGAAACATAACATGAATAGAAATCGTATTGTAACAATTTGTTTAATGTGTGCCCTACTGGCTTCTATTACAGTGTCAGCAGCATCAACAACGCCTGGGTTATATGCTTCAAAAGATGAAGCTACAAAAGCACTTGATACCGTTCAAGTTCCGGGGTCGTGTACTGATTACTCTTCTTGCCTGGCTTCTGCACTAAAAGCTGCCAATCCAACAAAAAAATGTGATTACTGGACCTATGATGGTGGATCTGCAGTAAGTATCTATTATGAAGATTCAACGTCGTCGAAAGGATATGGGACAGTATACCAAATCGGAAAGTCTACGAGAACAGGAACGCTAGCGGGTTATAGCAACGCGGTGTGTAAGGAAAAATATGATGGAGATGGAACTGGAGCAAATGGAAGTAATGTAACCGCAAATACAACCTCTACAACTTCAACAGGTACGTGCACTGGACCAAATTGTCCACAATCAACGACTGCAAGTAGTTCAGTAAGCAACTGTCCAACTTGTCCAAAAGCTGCTGCTCAGATAACTAACGTGTCTGTGAACTCTTCTTTAACCGATGAGCAACAAAAAAAGCTTGAAAATTTTATGACTTACTTCAATGGTAAGGAAAGCGTAACCACACAGGGAATTAGAGACCAGGCGATTAAATGCTTTTTATCTGGAGGACAGTAAATGAAATTTAAATACATTTCAATTTTTTTAATTTTAACCATGTTAGCTATCCCCACCCTGGCGACTGAGGACCATGGATATGATAAAAATAATACGGTGTCAATTCAGAATAACACGTACATAAAAGAATTACCACAAAAACAAGAACTAGAAGACTTCATTGCAGGAGAGAATTATACTTCGTATTTTACAAACATTGCAACTCTAGACGCTACAAAAAATCATCCTACGTGGCCTCATGATATATGGTCAGATCCTAAAGGAAACTTCTATGTCAGTTTTTACTATGAAAATAAATCTTCTCCTGTAGGGTACACCAGTGTGTATTATGACGATTGTGGGAGAGAACTGCCCTCAAAATGTAAAATATCCTTTAAGTTGATCGAACCATATTATGGGCTTAATGTTACTGAAGATCGTAATACAGAACGGATTATTCTGCCTAATGTGAGTGCGCAGCCTAATGAATCTATTTCTACTCAGGTAATAAGCTTAACAAATGAAACAGTAACACAAGTTGCAAAAAATAACACAATGTATCCGGTGAGTAATTATATAGCAACTTCAGAGGCAAATAATAACAGTGTAAAAGTTGAGAATTATGGGAATGATGGAACTATGAATCAGCAAATTGCTGGTGGTAATATCTGGAATTATATAGAATTTAATGTGCAGAATTTATATTTGTATGTTACAGGGAAGTGATTCCCTTTTACTTTTTTGGAGATGGTGAACATATCGCACACTAAAGATAACGATCCTATGTTAAAGGACACTAATTCTATAGACAGCAAATTTCCTGTGAAAACATGTAGTAATTGTGAATATGGAAATTGGGCTCTTTGTTCAAAATGTTTTACAACGATGAGAACGAGTTAATTTTTTTTGGAGGCAATAGAATGAAAGATTTTGGAGTGAGAATTGGGATGCCGTTAACAAAGAAATGATAGTTATTACAGATTTCAGTTTAGCTAATGTGTATAAACTGAAAGAAGGAATGGCTAAATAACGAATTCGAAAAAATTGATGATAGTGTGATATAAAAAGAGGTGAACTATGACTGGAAAAGTGTACATAATCGTATATGGAAATGATTCAAATTATAGAATAGTAGGAGTTTTCAAAACCAAAGAGGATGCTATAAAATTTGCAGAAACTTATAATTTTAACATGGATGATATTGAAGAATGGAACGTCTATGGCGCTGAGGATTTATTAAACCTTGAAAATAAAAAATATTTTCAGATATCAATGGATAAAAATGGAGATATTAATTGGATTAGTGAAACTACCACAAAAGAGTCTCTTAAATTATTTAAAGATAAATTTTTATATCTAAATTTAAAAAGTTATCATGATCGCCAAAACTCTGATCGGGAGTATGATGTTGAAATAATGGTGAGATGTTGGGCATTTGATGAAAAACACGCTATTGATATAGCAAATGAAAGTAGAACTCAATTTATAATCTCCGGCGAATGGGCTAAATTTGAGGAAGATACTAAAAATAAGAAATTTGGAGAATCATTTTGCATAAAAGGTTAATCAAGTCAAACTTTTAAATTTTAGTTAACCTTTTTTCTTTTCTACCCCTACCCTCTATGACCCAAAAACCTGTTTTCTTTGATATTGTACATTTGTGTTCATTAATGCACCTGAAATTTTATTTTTATTTGTTGTACAATATTGATCATTTAGATAGAAATGTTAATTTAATATTTACAATTAGAATAATAAAATGTTAAATGTATATTGTTGTACATCGGTTTCTTGATAACGTTTTTGGTATAAGTTAACCTAAATAAAAATAAATATGAGATTTTTAGTTTTCAAATTGTTGAATATAGCTGAAAATTCAGCTGTGTTTTTGTTAAGTCGATCATTCCATAGTATATAGGAATAGAGAGTATATGGCCGAAAACCGTAAGATTTACAGTAAAAAAGTACCTGAAAAACACATAGCAAACTAAAATTAAGGCGCTTGTTATTGAAATCCCTGATATTGATTTTATTTTTGTTAACAATTCAAGGTTAACGTGTACACGAATGTATAAAATTATGCAGTGTTGTATTTAATATATAACCCATTTGTTTTTTACTTCATCCCAATGTAATCCAGCATCTTTTTTTAACTGCTCCCAATACTCAGGATCTGTATCTTTTTCTGGATCGTTGTAATATACTTCGGCTCTATGCCTGCACCTGGGCTCCTGGAGGCATTGTTCAGCATACCCACTTTGAATTGATCCATAAGTAAAGACCTGACCCAACAAGGCAACATGATAAGGTCTTGACCGTTCATCTGATGGACCCGTGAAAACCCATTGATTAAAACCTTGATTTTGGTAAGAATATTTTCTGCCCTTCTCATAGGCGGTGTGTGCGACTATTGCACCTATGATAGATACATAACCATTGACTGAACTATAAAATGGCTTTGTAACGGTTATAGTAACTTCGGAAAGATTTAAGTTTTTATCTACATGGATTTCTTTTCTTTCCTGCCCTGTATTGTCAATTGTTATGTTTTCCTGGCCTGAGAGCACGTCATCAAGATATTGTTTTATTTCGGCCTGGTCTCCACCTGTCTCCATGATTTCTCGAACTCGGGTAAGTACCTGATCCTGAGCTTTATCATTGAACTCTGAAATATATCCGAGGTAAAGGGCTGTAAGCGAAGCAATTTCAGCTTTCTCTGTTTCAGTAAGGTCTTCTTCTTGGGTCTTTTGAGGATCCCCAGACTTGATAGATTTATGTTTTGCAGCTGCGCTCATGCCTGCCATAAAATTAGCGGAGATCTGGATAGAAAGAGCTTCTGATTGATCTTTTTTTATCTGTTCAAAAGCCTGTTTTAAGTTATGCCCGAAGAGATCAAGATTAAACATTGTAAAAAAGAACTATTGAGATATCAAAAAGGAAAATTGGATTAATCATTTAAATCAAAATATTTATCTGCTAGATACGTTACAAAACACCTTCTTGAACCATCAGGAAGGACCTTTAATAATGCATCAATATAATCTTCTACATCGTGGATTAGTCTTTCATCACCATCGCCTTGAATATAATGAGTCAAATATTGAGATGAAAAATCTATTATGAGCTGTGATAATTTTTGACGATCAATTATAGTTATACCTCCTTAGTTCCTCGTGGTTTATTCCAATAAGGACTCTTACATTTAGGGCACACCATAGGTGTTTCTTTTTTCCGTTTTATCCATTCCGTATTCTAATATAAGATCGATCTAAATCTTCCTGACAATATGGACAGACCGGGCGCTCTGTTTTTCCTTGACCTTTTCTACGGAGATGATTAGACATTTAATGACACCTAATTAAAACTGAATTGTGTGATTCATTAAGTTTGAAATTGAGTTAACAAAATTAAATGCGCACAATTTTAATGTTTCCCATATACTCATCATCTGATCATGGAAAAACGTGTAACAAAATATAACCAGTATCGCATAAGCAATAAAGAAAAAAAATGTGAATTTAATGTTTGTTTGAGTCTCTACATCCATTTGTATCAGTCCTGTGCTCTTGCACAATACATAATAGGCATACAAAGTATATATAGTTTACTATGTGTATGACAGTAAGTAAATGCTAAAAAATGTTATTTAATCGGGAATTTTCTTTAATTCATCATAATCAATATCCACATGCCCACATTTGCATAGTGCAATAGGATGAATTGCTTCTCTTTTACCTACATCGTTTGTTATTTTTATTTGCGGTTTATACATAGATCTCCCACATTCAGCACATTTTGGCCTTGGATTTTTACCTTGTCCTGTTCCTGTATTTGGATATTTTTTAGGTGTATTTCTTTTACGTTTTAGAGTCATAATAATCACTCTGGTATGTTCCAGTGTTTATGCATCTTACTAATAACATACCCTGACATAATTTTTCCTATTACATGGCCTATAATCATTATTACAAAAAGTGTATTATATTCTATCATGGTTTTCAACTCCTTATATATTTTAGTTACTCCAAAAAGGTAGGTCCATTCCAACCACATTGGCACATCTTGAATATTCCATCTGAGTCTTTGGCGATGTTAAGTTTGTTTCCATTTCTCCAGTAGAACTCATACACTTTTTCTGAAATCGTGATTAGTTCTCCCCAACTTAAAGGATTTGAGACAAATGACTTAGCTTGCCTTAGTACTTCTTCGTCAGTAGTTCCAACAGCGAGAATTCCATATTCGACTTGGTAGATGGCTTTGTATGTTTGTGTTGTCATTTGTATCAGTCCTGTGCTCTTGCACAATACATAATAGGCATACAAAGTATATATAGTTTACTATGTGTATGACAGTAAGTAAATGCTAAATTATAATCAAAAATTAACTGACGAAGAAAAGAAGAAGAAAAAGCAGCAATTGAAATTAGAAAAATTAAAAAGTAAAGTTATACCGGCTAAAGATAGATACTGACTAATTTAATTATTAATTCTTTTTTTTATAAAGTGACCCTCTATTGGTTACCACGTTCTGACCTGTGATGTCGTCACCGAGATTAATGATGATGTTTGTAGAACCAACGTTTACTGTATTTACAAATATGTTGATCGTATACGCACCAGCTGTATTAACGTCTTCTGAGTAATTTCCGTTTTCATCAAGGTTTTTTCTTTCGACTTCAGTTCCATCAGGACCGACTATCTGTGCTTCAGCACTTGTGCCAGGGATAGGAGTAATAGGAGTAGCCCCATCATTGTACAAAGCAGTTCCTGAAAATTTTCCTGTCGTTGGTTCCGGGGTTGGTTCAGGGCGTGGTATTTACCAGAGAATTACCTTACATTTTAGCTATTTTAAGCGGTTCTTTTTCTGAAAGTCCAATTCTAGCCCCGTTTTGTGAAGAATTAGAACTATTTACAGAATCTTTAGGTTGGTAGCCGACAAAAACAGTATTTTCAGCAGGAGGTACAACTTTAGAGTTTCCTGGATTGTCAAATTGCTTGAAACACTCACTCATTATGATTATACCCAATGTGAGCCCACATAGAGCCCCAAAAACAAATCCTATTATGTCTGACATTTATTCTTCCTCGAAAAGTTGATCTATAGTATTTTTTGCTGTTTGATAAGCCTCTTGAAGGTGTTTCGTGATTTCTTTATCTTTGAAGTTGCTAGGGGCTGTAGGATTTGTAGAGACTATGCCCTGTTCCTGCAAAACTTCTAAAAGAATTGATTTCAAAATAGCATTTACTTGAGCTGCTTGAGTAGTGTTCAGGTTATTATTTGCCTGAGGAGTTACTGCAGTATCAAAGTTATCAAGGCCCAGCAGACCAAAGCCATACTCTTCACCAAGCGCCTGAAGATCATCCTGGCTGGCTCCTGCGACTTTTAACTTATTAAGAGTGTCAGCGCTTGTGTTAATCGTCTGAGCCTCGGTGAGTAAGTCCTTAGTATCAGGAATGTCGAGCGCGAAATGGGCTTTAATATCTTCAAAAGAGTAAGTTATTGTGACTTCCTTATCATTTTCAATTGTTGTTCCTGTCCAAGTTTTACCGGAAAATGTTTTCTTTACAATCTTGTTAGCTACTGCCTCGTATTCAGTGCGCTCGCCCGCATGTACAACATTGAATATCTGCAGGATATTTCTTGAGCTTGCCAACTCTGTTCCAGTGGCCAGGACTAAGCTCATAGGGAAGCCGAAAGCCTGTCCTATTTCTTCGTTAAGTTGATCTATCAGACCCTTAATTAAAGAAAATGAAGCTGACCTGGATGATTCTATAGGCTTGATTTCTTGGTCCGGGCCTGACATAAAGACCCCACCGTTTTCAAGGCAGCCCATAATATGCCTCATATCTTTTTTGCTATCCTCAACCCATGCTTCAAAATTTGAAAGCTGGATGTTATACATTTCAGGATTTGCAGCTTGGAGGGCCTGAGAAGGCTTCTGTGGGATCGAGGAGGTTATATTTTTATTACCTACCAGGTCCGTGGTTTCTTTTAGGATCCCGCTTTTTACATGCAGAAAGGGGCTAAGGACTACGAAAATAAGGTTAGGAGAATTGACTAACAATAGTCTTTTGAGCCAAATTGCCAATAAAACAGAGTCGATAGGTGCAGGATTATTAACTTCCTGGTTGGTTCTTGAATAATTATAATAAAGCGCCTGGATCCTATCTGAATTATGCATTGCTAAAATGCGTTCAGATGCTGCGATTCTAAGATTTTGAGTTTCTGTTATTGAATAATTAGATTTATACTTTTCAAATAAACTTAAAACTGCCTGATCGTTCCCTTCTGTTCTCCCCTGGATGTGAGTAGCATTAATATCTTTGATATCCTGCCCGAATGGGATAAACCACGAATCTACCGTTGTGGTTGCATCACTTATAGACCATGAGGTTTTGATCAGGGCGTTTTGGTGATACGCTATGATAGAAGAGTCCCATGGGTCGGTATACGTGATAACCGAGCTTGGGTCTACCTTTTCTAACCTTACTACATTCCCCTGTATATCTGGATCCATACGGCGATAAGAATGCCCGTCCAAAATTGCAAAACTTAAAAAATCATCCCTGAATACCTGCATTAATTCAAGGGATTCTAAATAGTCCTCAATTTCTTCAATTGCTGCAGAGTATAGTTTATTATCTTTAGTTTGGATGCTGAAGCCTTGTAGTAAGACGTTTTTTAGATATGGATATATGGTCCCCTTGAGAAGTGGATCTGCAAGAAAAGCTTCTCTTCGAATTAAGGGTGTAGCATTAGGTAGTTTTTGTTTTGTTTCTTCTACCCATTTCAGAAGGTGGCTATGGAATATATAATGGTCTTCTATAGCTTCGGCGACTCCTGCGCCCACTGGAGAAGCCTGGACATCTTTAATTTGAGAGATAGAAGATAGAGCATCGGGTAGGGAAGAAAATAAGAACTGAGGAAAAGGCATACTGAAGAAAGTATTAAAAATTGATATAAAGGAAAATCAAATGCGCATACCGCCTGTGCTGACACTCATTCCAGCGTTAGAAGTTTGATATGTTTCAAATGTATATGGATATCTAATCATTGCATATACAGCCATTGAGGTCACATCTACCATATCGTCATGATCGCCGTTTGGGAAGTCTAACAACTGTGTTTTATATTCTTGTTTGTGAGGTAGGGTGTCCAAAAAATAAACAGTACCCGTTGATATCCTATTACAGGCTGTAATAAACCTAGAAACCTTGTCTGATTCTTCTTCAATTTTATTAACTGGTAAACCGTTAGCTCTAAGATCTTGAAATAAAGAAATACCCAATCCTTTTGTGGCTACCCATTGGGTAGAAGGATGCCAGTCTTGATAAGCTTGCCTCATTAACGGAAGCTGTTTTGGTTTTTCCATTTTTACGTGAACGAGATCTATAAGGGCGAGCTCGTTTAAAGGTGTTTGTGCCCATGTCCCGAGTGAAAAATAATCCGCTGATTTTTTCTCAGAGGCGGCTGGGTCACAAGTTTGAAAAATTCTGCATTGAGAAATTAAATATGATTTATTGTATTGATCGTTATAATTGTCTTTTAAAGTTAATAGTCCGTTTTCAAGATTACAGTATTTAAAACTGGTTTCACTAACTAAGTTACCAGATACAGCAACAGGCCGTTGTTGATAAAGAGATAACCATTCGTAGACCGTTGAGGATGCTTGCGTACTGAGTAAATCATCTACTGGGAATTCATCAGGCCATAAAGCCTGGCCCGGTCCGGTTCTCTCGTCATATTCAGCTAAAGGGGCATCGTCTGTTAACGCTGGCAACGAAAAAACTTCCCATTGATCTGCTTTTGGATTTTTCTCGGCGAGATTTAATAACCTCCCCACCAAATCGTCCTTGTGCCAACGCGTCATTGTGATTAGTATCGCTGCGTTTTTCTGTCGTCTCGATCTGAATGTACTTTGATACCATTTCCATATTTTTTCTCGATATGTAAGACTCTCTGCTTCTTCTCTGTTTTTTATAGGATCATCTATTATTCCATAATCCATACCATAGCCTGTTATGGCTCCTCCAACCCCGGCACATTTATAAACCCCTTTCCTGCCAACAACTTCAAAAATATCAGAATTCCTTAGATAAGTTCCTGCAACCGTTCGAATATTTGAAGTGTTCAAAGTAGTATCAGGAAATATTTTATGGTAAGTAGGTTCATCCATTATTTTTTGAACGTCCCTATTCATCATTGAAGCGAGGTCCGCACCGTAAGAACACGAAATAACCTTAGCATTCGGAAATTTTCCCAGGATATAAGCAGGAAGTCTTCTAGAAACGAATTCTGATTTAGTGTGCCTTGGAGGCAGATCCAAGATTAACCTGGTTATATCCTTACTTACAAATTCATCAAGTAATGACGCGACTTTCCTGTGATGCCAGCTCTCTCGGAAGTCGTCGCCCATTGTAGTACGTGTAAAATCTAGAATGTTAGTCGATGCTTTCCTTATAGCTTGTTCATTTTGGATTTGCTTTATTTTTTGTAAAGTTTGGTAATACCCCAGCATCGATGAGTTTTTTTGTTTCATTTTCTAAAGCCTGTTGTAACTCTTCGTCTGTCATTTCCGAAGGATCTTTACCAACTGAGTGTTTCATGTTAGCATCCAGCTCTACCTTTTGTTTAACATGGCCCTGTAGGTCAGCTATAAACTTTACCCAGTCTAAAAGAGTGCTTTTATCTTCCGATATATATTTGAGCTTTTTTCCAACAGCGTTATATGCTAACCGAAGAAGTCCTTCGCGGGTTGCCTTTTCATTTTCTAAAGTTAGTCGGCGTACTTCATCTTGAAAAATTGGGTGATTGCGCCACTCCCAAAAAGTTTCTCGATGTACACCAACTTCTTCAGCAATTTCTTGATAAGTTTTTTCGCCTTCTGATATCAGTAATGCCGCATTTTTTCTTTGGCCAGTCCAGTTAAAAATGTTGGGATTTGTTGGGTTTTTTTTACTTGTCTTTTGTTTCTTTTGTTTCTTTTTTTTCTGGACTGCCATATAATCACTGTTGATACTGGTTTAGTATTAAAAGAAAATTAAAAAATAAAAATACATTTTTTAGTTATTATCAAGTCGGTTAAATGCGAATTCTTTATACAGTCTTGCTTTTTCAGTCATCCCGATTTCATCACATTGTTTTCCTATGTTGTAAATTATTACCAATGACGTGCTGCTCACCTCTAAAACGTATGTCTATACAAGGGCTTATGTGCGTAGGTCCGCTTGGAAAATGATAAGCTCCTTTTCCTGGATATTTAATTTTATAGTTTGGATTATGATGATATGGTTCTGTTTTTCTGATAGATTGTTTAGGTGCCATCAACCCTCAGAATTTTTACCCTGTTTAAAACTTGTAAGCACATGTCAGCGCTTACTTACAAGTTTCAGAAAATTAATTGACAAGAAACATCTTCTTACCAATTTTAATACATGAAATCGTAATACATTATGCTCTATTCGTGTTATTTATACTCTAATATTTAGAGTATACTTTTCTAAATTTAGAAAAGATTTTACCTTTTCCCCAAAAACTCCTCATTTTCCGTCACATTTTCGTTCAGATCCTATGTTTCTTATCATTTTTAACCTTTGAGTTGTAAGTAAGTGCTGACATGTGCTTACACATCTTGTAAGCTAGTGCTTACATCTCCTTACGCTCGATATACTCTATTATGTTGTACGCCCGCTTCTGGTTTCGCGTTGACGTGCCCGGATTAATTCTTACGTCGTCTGGATATAACTCTCTACATTTTTCCATCACGTCTTTTGCAGCTTGTCTGGATCCGGTCTTTGTAGTCCTACATTTTTCGCTAATTTCACTACTTAACAGCCATTTTGTTACATCCGGCCCCGTCATAAACCGTTTTCCGTTCACAAGCGGAGTTAATTTAAGCTTCTCTAAAAGTAATCGAGCCCTTGTTTCGGTTTTATTTCCCCCTAATATGATAGTTTCAACAGCTGTCTCGTTGCTACCTATTGCCGAATACATCGAAGCGATCTGCACAGGAATAGTCTTTCTAGGCTCTCGCTCTTCATCATATTCTGAGATCCCCATTTCAAAATCAAGATCTCTACCAATACAATGGAATTCATCAGCCCCCAAATTTTCTTCGATAAGGTTAAGTCGTGTGAACACGTTACTTTCTATGAGGGTATTTCTAATGAGTTCTTTAAGGTCTTCCTGAACTTCAGGATATTGTAGTAGCCTGCGAAACTCTTCAATTCTTTCAGTCACAGTAAGTCCTTCTAACACGGAATTCAGTTAGAATCCCTCTCTAACTCATTTTCATAGATCGTTTCCGTTTTTTGGCGTACTTTTCTAAAACACAATTTAAATCACCTCTATACATACACTGTACTTTTTGCATATATATTTTATGCTTTTAGAAGCACGCATTAAGTTACTTAAAACGTGCTCCATATACCTAGAAGCACGATTCATAAGTATTATATACAACTTCCACATAAGTTTACTAGGTGATTTTGTGGCACAGGAAAAGCGATTCACTGAAAAAGAAGCATTAAAAGCATACAATAATTGTAAAAAGAGTCCATATCTTCCAGCAATTTGTTTTGCTGAACAAATGGGATTTAGTACAAGACACACTACCAGAGAACTCACAGCACTTGTGGAAGCGGGAATTTTCGAAAAAATACAATATGGGAATGTATACTTATTTAGACCCATTAAAAAAGAATAATTCACTCCTCGCCCTCCTCGTCTTCGACTACACAAATCGAACAAGGGCTTATACAATTCAGTTTTCCAACCCGACAACCAAAACACTTTGTGAAATGATCAGGGCAGACTGAACATTTTGAACGGAGCGAACCAAGAATTTTCATATTTCTGCATCTGCTTTCTTTCGATCTTTATAAATCCCACAATATCGACACTCTATAGAATCATTACAGGCGAAGCTATCTTTTGCACAAAGGCAATCTTTTTTGAATTCGCAACCCCCTATAAATCGCTTGAATACTACGCTTCGAAGACGCCTTATTAAATAGAAACGGGACATGAAATCCCCTCCGCAAATTTGTGGAAAGCTTTCCAAGAATACTGTTTTTGAAATTTTACTTTTTCAGCAGGGACAAAAAAAGAATTAACAACAATTTCCCCAAAATGAACAATGCAGAGATAAATTCCATTTTTATCTTTTAGCTCAGTGTCCTGCTCTATATCAAGCGTCACACGTCCTGCGCGCTTGTCTGAATATGGATTATTCTTTACCGGATACCAGGCTTCACATCCTTTCACATCAAGAGGGACACCATTGATTTCAGCGTCATACACCCCACCAATCCATTCAAGCGAAGGGAGCAACCTTCTTGCAAACTCTTCGCAAAATTTTCCGTTATCAGACGCTTTTCTGTTTCGGTCAATGAGGTCTGCATTCATGCTACGTTCCTCCCTTCCGCGTTGCTCCTTGCTTTGTCTATGGACTGATCACAAGCACTCAAAGCGCATGACCAGCAAAGCACCTTTCCATCTTCAAGTCTGATCCCGTTTGCGGTTGTCATGTTAGGGAGAACAACATCACATATTGAACAGTGAATTTTCAGACCATCACATCCTTTAGGATTTTCCCACCCTCGCAGCCCGGAAATAGCTGAAGATTACAAGCCCACATTTGCAATTGGTCCGGATACTTCTGAGGAGTTGAAATAAGAAGGTCTAGTAAACAGTCCATACTTCATACCCCCTTACAAAAAATAGAATAAGGATAACAGTATATCCTTGTTTGAGTGTTATTCTGCCTCTCCGGGTTGGCGCTTTGAAAAGTCAGAATTTCACTCACTTATCATCACCTCGTTAACTTTTTTGTTTTGAGGCACCTGGGTCTTAAATCCGTGCCAATTTCCAGTCCTCATCAAATCCCAGAGTTTGGCCTGATCCGGCGTTAGTTCAAGTACTGTCACTGGATCACCTTGATTCCGTTGTCAGTGATTTCAACAGTGAAAAGTTTTGTACCCATCCCATGGGAACGCGACCTATATGTTTTTACAACAATGGTCGTTTTTGATTCAGATCTTCCACTTTTAGCGAACTTTGTAACCAGCATTTCTTTGTAATAATATTCTGATTTGTCCCCAAAAGACCGCCTTTCAACATTTTGATCTTTGTTCATGTCACTTTCAGGCTGGTTAATAACGATAACAAGAGATTCGTTATTATTTGCATATGTTTTTAGGCAGTCAGAAATAGCAATCATTTTTTTGAAAGTTTGTCCCTGAACTTGCTGGTTTGGAGCGTTTACATAAGTGGAAAGTGCAGGAAGGCCAAGTGAATCTATTATAACAAGGTCATGTTTCGGAAGTCTTTTTAAATAATCTTGAAGTTTATCAAGCTGAGTTTCGTTGGATCTCTCAGGTTTTCTGATGAAATCATATACAATCCCGACTTTTTTAAGGTAATCTCTTTGTTTTTTAGAACTGTTCTTTTCGGTATCAACATAAATCACAGATTTTTTCTGTTCTTTTGCTTCAAGGGCTGCTTTCATCGCAATTGTTGTTTTACCGGTTCCAGTCTTACCGTAAATTTGGAGAAGGTCGTCATCTACCAAGTCATAGAGAATGTCAAGAAGTTTGACTTCCCCTTTCTTCGGAGCAGGTACGTCCTCCTCGCCGTCCTCTGGTTGGGTATAGAGATCGCCTTGTTTAGGCTTTTGGTGGGCTGCTTTACTTTCAAGTTTTGATCTAGCTTCTTCATCTTGTTGTTTAACCTGCTCAGCCATCTCAAGCCTTCTTTCATTCTCCTCTCTTGCAATCCTGTTTTTCTCTTCGATTTCAGCCTGCTTCTTAGCTTTTTCGTTATCCTCTGGAGTTTCAGACTCTTCAGGCTTTTTCAGATCATCGGCAAGCTCATTCTGAAGTTCAGCGAGCTTTTCTGGTGAAACTTCATCGTTTCCTTCCGGCTCTTCTTTTGGTTCTTGGGGTATATCTGCGGCAGTTTCCACATTTTTGAAAGTAAGTGAATCACAGGCGTTTAGGTAATTATCTTCAAGAATGTTACAGATTTCAATTATTTCAGGAGGGACACCCAAGCCTTTTTTCCAGTCATACGACTTCCCTTTACACATCAATTCCCATAGTTCAGGAGGAAATGTAACATCAATCCTGAGCTCACACGCTGAATTAATTCTCTTGACAGCCTTTCTGGAATCAATCTGGATTATAGACGAATCACACAGGCTTAGGAGAGCTTCCATTCTAAGGGCGTATTTATCTTCGCTCTCAATACTCATTGCCACTTACCCCCTGTAGGTAAAAGCTGAGAAGTCATCCAGACCTTACGCTGGTAAGCTCTCCTCTCGTTTCCGAGGTTAACCTGTGCCCTTCGAACTTCCCTCCTGAAAATCTTTAGCTCCCCATATAACCGCTGAAGTTCATTATTTCGGGCGGCAAGCTGTTCATAAGCTATTTTTCTCTTTATCTCATTTGTGAGCCCTAGAGACTTATCATTAGATGCTTTTTCTTCAATTTCCCATTTAAGCGTGTTTTCAATGGGTTTTTTCTTCTCTTCAAGGTCTTCGATATGCTCTTCAATGTCGAGAATATGGTTTTCAAGAACAGCTATTAAATCATATTCAGAGGCATATTTTTGAGTTACATCTTCCGAGGCAGGCACGATTGCACAATTAAAACCTGCTTCTTGAAACTCTACTTTCATTTGCTGCAAATCAACACCCTCGGAGGCAGCTGACAATGCATCAACCATAGTAGTATCAAAATTTGGAACTTTTTCCATTTTCATTCTCTCCAAAATATTATCTGTTTTTCCAAGCACATCCAGGGATTCAAACCCTCATTTTTTAAAGATGCGCACTGCGCCGCCCCGAGCAATCTGTTCTGACCAGGCCAGGGGCAGTTTCTTCAAATTTCATCATTCACCATTCGGCCCGCTTTGCGGTCGGTTATATGCATCACTTCCTCTTTTTTCAAAAGGAAAGCCGTAACCAGGATTTGAACCAGAAAAATCCATTCCTAACTCCGAAGAAGAGGTCAAACGCGTGGAGAGACGGGTATATTATGAGTAGACTTCGGAGAGTTCAGGGGACTTGCTCACCAGTTGAGCTTTTACGGCATGATGGAAACTGGTAATTCATGAACCAGTTTCCTCTTAGATTCAGATAACTCTTGCATTTGTTTACCCTGTTGCACCGCAGGGAGTTCGAATTCGATACCGTTCTCACACATTCTTTCTTTTCATCCGGAAAACCGGTAGTTTCAGTAATCCAGAAAGTCACATTCAGGATTCGAACCTGAAACAGTCTCTTTTTTGGGAATTATTCTGGGTTGGTCAATCAGGTCTAGGGAACTTCAGCGGTTTTGAGACTGCTCCGCCTTCGGAGTGTGACACGTATTATTCTATGAAGGAATCCCCGGCGACAGAGTACCGGGGAAATTTTTATTTTCGGAGGTTTAAACGGCGTTTTTAATGGGAGTTTGCCACCTCGAGATTTCACTCGCCGGAGGAAAGCGGTATATCCTCCTAGGTAGCACGATGACATTCATTCAGCCCTTCGTATATCTTCGAGAATCGCTTTTGTAAGCCAATCACACTTATCAATAGTTTCCTGAGAATAGCTCAAAGCTTCCTTAACGAGTTCAGGGGGATAATCAGACTGCACAGTGACCCTCCTCTACACTTGCCTCAAAAACATGTTTACAGCGAGGCATTCTGTGAAGTAATATTCGGCCATTAACTCCGATTGAACGGAGATTTTTGAAGGCCGCTTGACTGTCCGGAGCTGTAAATATCATTTTCATACTTTTACTTCCTCTTTATTTTGGTATTTCACAAGAAACTCAGTAACCGCAACGGAAATTACGTCCGATACGCTACCAAAATCTTCATTTTCTACAAGCCGATTCATTTTTTTTGACAGATACGGGCTAACTGTAGCACGGATGTTTACTTTTTTACCTCTCTTCGATTGAAGGCACATTTCTTTTTCTCCAATAACATGGTAATTACCATGTTATAGTAAATACTAGTACTTTCTAGTATATAATAATTGCCATAACAAGGTGATAGCATTGTATTACTCATATAATAACAATGTAATTAACACATTTTAGCTCAGATGCATAATATATACTATAACATTGTCATAGGGATGTAATGACACCTAATAATCAGCGTGGACTTCCACGTAAGAAAAAGATTAATGTTACAATCACAATTAGCCCCTATTTGAAAAAGCGACTTGATATGCTAGTTGAAGACGAAGAATTCTCAAGTATTTCGGATCTTGCTACAATCGCGTTTACTAATTTTCTGACAGAATATAAAATACAAAAAGTAAAAGAAACAAATAAACAGCCTTCTAAAAAACAGCCAATTACTATTGTAGAAGACTGTTTTATAGAAGATGAAGACACCGAATTTTAAACATTTTTATAAATCCCGATTAAAAATCAACAAATTTAAATATCTATTTTTATAACTATTTATTGCGGTCTAACTCCGATTGAAACCCTAGGAGTAGATATTACGTATATGAAAACAACCTGCCCGTGCTGCGGGCAACCCGCGTTTAGTAGGGTAACAATTCACTGTCAACGAACTACACACGTTTTAGGCAGTGAAGTCGCCCAGAGAATGGTGGTAAAAAATATAGATGTGATGGAAACCATCGCGATAGAAGACCTAGTTCGGGACATCATCCGTACACTTAGAGTTTCTATTATCGACGGTATACGTATAGAAGAGCTCTGTACATTAATAAAAAAGACATTTGGCATTGCTAAAATATATTGCTATGATATTATAGAACAAATAAAAATAGAGCTCGATCTGTACAGCCCTGACAAACAGCATCTATATTTTGTAAATGCGTAATTAGTACTCACAACGGAAGAGATTTCGTGTTGAGAAGACGGGATCTTCCGCCGTGAGCAAATCACGTTTGCTTATATATTATAAAATCTTTTCTATATATATTCGATTTATTAAATTGCTTATCCGTGTGTCAAACTTTTTTAGTATATATAATGTTCTATTGATAACACACCGGTAGGTAATATATAGATCTAGCCCATATTTTCAACTGTAATATACACAATTCCAAGCACGAGTAGAAACCTCACGGCTGATATCGCAATAATACGATATGCACATTGTTACTATGTAGGTAGTATCTAG